TAATGGTGTACGGACAAAGTGTTTCATGCCGTTAGGTACATCAGTTGTTAAGAAGTAAGCATCTGGATCTGTCAAGAAGTGGTTAATTGTGAAACCTTCTGGAATAGAACCATTGTTCTTAATCGCGTTGATGTCGTTATCAGTTGTGCCAACACGAAGTTCAGTTTCGAGCAAACGAGTTGCAACGAATTGATTACCTGGTGGAACTACTAACTTACGAGGTTGAGCAGCGATTAAAAGACCACGCTCATCAGTCCAAGCAGCAATTTGAATAACAGCGTTTTCTAGTGCTGTTTCGTTCAAGTCTGTTGGAGTTGATTGAGTGTTGCTGTTTGTGTTACCTGAAACAGTTGGGTGGCTAGCAGAGAACAATGGAACACCATCACCGCCGTAAAAAGCTGATGAGTTAGTGAAACCGTTGTTAAGTACTGCAGCAGCCTTAACTTGTTTCGTGTAAGACATAGCGCGAGCTAAAGCCTTTGTGTAACGTGCTGATAATGTATCATACAAGTTATCTTCTACAGCTTCTTCAGTTAAGCTGAAGCCAAGAGCAATAGTTTGATGATTGTATCGAGCTGTCCAAGCTTCTTGAGCATTGTCATAAGCGATTGCTGAGCCTTCGTTTTTGACAGGTGCTGCTGAGAAACCTGAAAGTTTTGTTTCTTCTTCGAATGAACGTTCTGAAGTCTCTGTTTCGTAGATTTCTTTATGTTCTTCGCCGTAACGTTTATATTCTAAACCAAATAGTGCGTTTAGTCCTGGTAAGAGCTCTTTTAGGAGCTGTGCACGTGAAATAGCCATGTTTTATTCTCCTAGTTAAGCGGCAGCATTGCCAGTTGTTGATAATAGTTGTGACAAGTTAAGCTTAACAATACATTCTACGAATGAGTTAGCACCTGTCGCTGTTTCTGGAACAACATCTACAACTCTGAATGGGAAAGTTGCTGTAACAGCAGCTGAACCACCATAGATAGATGAAGTTGCATTGCCAGTTGTTGCATCAGGTGTACCAACAATACCTGTAACGTTTGTGCCGACAATGTTCTTGCCTGCAGCAGTGATTGTTGAGTTATTGCCTGTGATTGCAACTTTGTATACCGCAAATGGATCATCAACAACATAAGCAATAACGTTAGTTACGCCAGAAGCTGGTGCGAATTGCGCTTGAACTGTTTGACCTGATGAGTTTGTGTATTGAACACCCACTGCAACGCCAAGAATGTTACCTTGTGTTAAATCAGAGTCGCCTGATACTGTGCCACCTATAACTAATTGAACCGGTTGGCCGTTATAAATTGCTTGACCAGATGTTACAGGGTACTGACGTGTAGCACCTGCATATGGTAAGCCATCTAAACGGTTAATTGGTTTAAAGCCATAGGGAGCTGATACGGTTGGAAATGCCGCCATAATAATCTCCTTAAATTTTTAAAATTAATTACCTTTACCAAAGGATGTTGTAGCTTTCTTATCTGAGAAAAGAGGCATACGAGCATCGCTTTGTTTTAAGAAGCTGTTGTCAACTGCATCGGCTTGTTGTTGTGCTTGTTGAGCATAATGAGCCTTACGTTGAGCAACGAACTCCTCTGGGATCTTGCAAAGTAATAGTCCACCAATTTCAACACCGTCTTTAAATCGGGAATTTTGGTCAACCATTAACTTCATTTCAGGGTGGTCCGCTAGTTTAACGGGTTCCCATCCTTCACGCATTTTGGAGGATACATTTAGATTATCAGCTTCGTTCATGACGCTTGTGCGAACCCATCGATATGCCCAACCAGGTACCTTTTTAAACTCAGGTAATAATGATGCAGGTTTCCAGCTATCGGCTCTTTGAAAATCTTCTCTTGTGTCTTGTTCACGATCTAATCTTGTATTATCCATTTGTTCTCTCCAATTTTAAAGTTTCTCTTGCATATTGTTCCGGTGTTAGACCAAACTTCTTGGCTAACGCTACTTGTGTCTTTGTCAGACGCACTTTTTTAGGCGCGGTGCTACGCGTTGCCGGAGCAACTACAGTCGAAGGTTTGCGTTGGGCGGGTGTATCCTCGTCCAGCGTTGCATCCCCAAAGTATTCTGGGAATCGTTTTTGCATCGTACCATCGATACGACGATAATATTCTTCTGAGGTCGGATCTACTCCATTTCTAACTAGCTTCTCGTGCAACCCCAAAGCTAAACTAGTCATTTCCTCATCAGAACCAAACCAATCATTCTTTTCTTGCCATTTTAAGGCTCTAGAATCAGGTTTTTGTACCTGGGGTTGAGATTGTTGTATATATACAGGATTTTCCTGTTCTTGTAAAGCGGTTTCTCTATATTGAGGCTTATAGTTTTGAATTTGTGACAATCTAAGCTGGGCATCATTCATTCTAGCCTGAGCATTAATAATTTTATCTGTGTCGCCAGAATCATAAGCTTCTCTGTAATCTCGTTGAGCAATTACAAATTGCTGTTCTAATGAGCTATAAACTGCCTTAACATATTCTTCCTCTCCACTACTTAAAGAAGTTTTAAGCTTTTTATTCTCGTGAGCGATTTGTTGAGCAAACCTAATTGCTTCTTCTCTCTCGCGGTCGGCTTGTTCTTTTGCACGTCTTTCGTCATGCCAAACTTTTTTAAGCTGAGATAAACGTTGTTTTACCCGGTCAGAGTAATCTGTTAACTCATCTTTTTCTAATTCATCTACTACATCTTTTGGTAAAGGATCTCGTCCTCTATCCGCAGCAGGTGTATCATCTTCAATTTCTAAATCTAAATCATCTTGAACTTTAGCTTCTGCCGAAGTTTCGTTTTTTCGTTCAGCTTCATTTAGTTTGACTTCCTTTTCTTCAGGAAGTTTATTGCCTGAGATTTCGTCGTCCTCTGGATACTCAAAAACTATTTCTGTTTCTTTGTTATCAGCCATTTATATATCTCCTTATGCGCGAGTATAGCCGCGAGGATCAGCAACAACCCCCTCAACTGTATCGTCGTTAATAATGCGGAATTCTCTTCCGTGGATTTTAAATCTTGTACCTGCATATGCACGTGTCAAAACAAAATCGCCCTCTTTACACCATGGACCCGTAGGAAATCTAGTCTCGTCTTTATAAGCTAGGTCACCTACTTTTACTACAAATAAAACTACAGTTGAATGTTCTTCTATAGTTCTAGTTGAATCTGCTTTTACAATTCCACCTTTATATGTTTCTGAAGCATCAGGAATCGCACATAAAATTTTGTATCCTTTTGGTTCAGGTAACTGTAATCCTCGTTCTTCAATTGGAATATTTTCCGGTTGCACTTCATCAACAGTTGGAATATGAATTGGTCGACCAGCTGCATCAACTATATTCTTATCCATTGTGAGTATTTGTTCACTCATCGTCATAAGTCTCCATTCGTTTTGCGAGATCTTTTATCATTCCGTCTACGGTAGATAGACCTCGAATAAAACCTACCATATCTTGGTACGCTGCATAATCTTTCGCTGCACCGTCTCCCAAACTTAAAATTGCTTGATTGCGTCTATCAGCTATTTGAGACATTAATAGCTCTAGCGTTTGATCCATTTATTTACTCCTCTGTTGTTGGTGGTGGCATTTCCTTTTGTTGCATTTGTTGTTTCATTTGAGCCATTTTAGATATAAACTGATTAGCTGCTTGTTGTTTAACATGAGTTCTGTCTTGATTAGACTGTTCATGGGTCGCTAATCTGTCTAGCGCATCAATTGTCATTTGATTTAATTTGCGATCTTGTTCTTTAGAGGATTGAGTTGCTTGAAGTCCAATCTTAACTCCTTCAATTGATTGTTGAATTTCAAGTTTAGATTTATCAATTTCAGCTTTAGCGCCAATTTGAGCGCCAGCAATTCTTTCTTGAGACTCCATTTTCATTTTTTCAAGTTCTAAACGTTGTTGTTCAATCTGCGTATCCGCTATCATCTTTTGTGCTTTAGCTTGAGCTTCTTGTTGTTTAATTTGAAGTTCAGCTTGTTGCATTTGGATAAGTGGATCTTGTTGTTGTGCTTGAGCTTGTTGTTGTTGAGCTTCAGCTTGATCTTTAGCTAATAGTTTTTGTGCTGCGGCTGCGGTTAATCTAGACAATTCAACTTCAACATCTTCAGGAAGTGTTTCATCAGGTGTAGGTAACGGTACTCCTAACTGTTCTTCTAATTGTTTTCTATATTCAAACGCAATGTGTTCATTAATATGAGCTAAAGCTGCAGCTTGAATTGCTTGAGCTTGTGGGTTTTGACCAATCATCTGCATAATTTTAGGGTCTTGCATTGCGGCCATATGCACTTGAATATGTGCTTGATGGTCCTGATAAATAAATGCTTTAACTGGTTTACCATTAATAATTGCCATATTTTCTGATACAGGATCTTTTGGTTTTTGGTCTTGTGCATTAGGAACTAATTTACCAATGTTCTTTACGCCTAATACTTCAAGCATTTGTCTATTTAATTCTACTTGATCATAGATTTGTGGATTAGCTTGAGCCATTTGCATCACTGCTTGATACTGTACAACCTTTTGAGACATAGTTGCTGCATTTGGATCACTTACTGGAATAACTTCACAACAATCATAATCAGATTGTTTAGCACGACGACTACCAATTTCTGGTTCGTATGAATATTCTTCAGGGGTGTAGTCACGAATAATGCCAGCTAATAATTTAAACTCTTGTTTCATCGCATAGTGAATACGCGCTTGAACTGCTGACATTACTTTGAGAGTTCTTTCTAATATAGCTAACGTAGTTCCTACTGGTGAGTTAGCACTCATATCAGATACTTTCATATCTGCAGCGGAAGCAAATCTTCTACCTTCTTCAATAATTTGATTCATTAATTGATTAAGAACTTGTGATGGCTCTTTATAAGGTAGTGGTAAAATGTTATCGCGTATTGCACCTGATGGTACATCTACGTCACGCCATTCACCTGGTGCAATTGGTGTATCATCACCTTTGATACGAAGTCCTCTTGACTTCATACCGCCTGGTAAGTTTGATAGAGTACCTGCATCTACAAGTTGACGTAAGATCATAGTACCTGATTTAGCAAAGGCACCTATCAAATGAATTAAACCGAAGCAATAAAAACCAAAGCCTGGTATGTAACCATAATGTACAAAGTGATTACGTTTTAATTTCTTGTCATCATCTGGGTTCCAGTTACGACGAATAGCTAAAATAGTGCCTGTACCTTTTTCAATAGTTACGATATATGGCAGTGCAATATTATCTTCTGAATCACCATTTTCTAAATCTAAATTAACATGCATCTCAAGAATTTTATATCGGTCATCTTCTGATGGATTGAACCCCATCTTTTCAGCGATCTTTTTCTCTGCTTCATCTACATCTAAGAACGGTTCACCTAAATCTACATCTTTATAGAAGCCCGCTACCATTAACTTTCTTAGTTCATTCTTTGTCTTACGCATAACATGAGTTACACGTTCTGCCATTTCTAGTGATGATGCGCCGTATGGAACTACAATATCTTCTGCAGGAACGTACATAGACACTTGACGTTCTAACGATGGATCGTAGTACACTTTCTTAAACGCGTTACCAGCAAGTCCTAGTCCCCATAACATTCTTTCATGCTCAGGACGATACTCAGGCATGCAGTCGGTTAACTGATAGTTCATATCTTCTTTAACTCGTTCTGCTGCTTCTTCTTTATCTTTTGTTTGTTTACCAACGATTTGTGTTTTGACTGGACCTGCAGCTGGGAAAGTTTCCATCATTGTTTCTGCTTGGAACTTAACGAGTGCTTCAGTCATAAGTGGATGATACACATTACATGCACCTGGCCATGGTTCTGTTCTGTCTTCTACTTTAAGACCTAATAATTCTAGACCATCAACATATGTAGTTAGCCAATCTTTTCTTGAATTAACATCAGCATCATACTCACCAATCAAATCACCTGACAACTCTGTCAACTGACCCTCATCCATATCTTCTGCTAAGTTAGCATTGAACTCATCATTAACTTCTTTACCTGGTTGAAGTGTAATCTCCATACTACCGTCATCTAATGTAACAGAATCTGGGTTCTCAATTTCAATCGATAGTGCAGCGTCTTCCATGGTAAGTTCATTATCCATGCCCATAGGTGCTTGATATAATCCTTTTTCTATTGCCATATGTTTATCCTTAAACTAAATACAACTTATTTCTAGAACTTCTAAACCCTATTATATCTTCAGGCTCATCATTAGGTAATCTAATAAACCCGCCTTGTCTAAATCGCATCAACGCCATAGTGGTACTATCCACTTGGTCATCATTAGCTCCACTAGGAAAGTCATTACACTCTTCTATAACTTCATGTGCCCATCGTCGGTCTGGAGCCCACACTATACCAGATCTAAATAAATCTGCTACTGAATTCACCCTAGATATTTTATCTTGCCCTTTACCTGGTGTAAATTCTCCTAGTGGGATACCCATTCTTCTCATCTCTTGGTAGAGTGCCGCACCGTTAGATTTCTTTTCTACTATGAATGCGTCAGGTTCCCAATCTTTATATTCAGCTAAAACTAGCTCTTTAAGTTCAGGAAACTCCATACGTTGCTTAATAGCATTTAATAGTATTATATTATAATTATTGGATTCTTCGTTAAAAAAGACACCCCAAGTTGTAAGAGAATTATAGTCTGCCCTTGTATTAGCTTCTTGAGCCGCGTCCAAAGACATAATGGTAAACTCACAATTAGGCGGATTCTCTTTATCCCATATCTTCCACCACTCACGTTTAATCAGTGCCCCTTCTTCTGATACAGGGTTTTGCAAGTATTGTGCGTTCCAATACCTAATATCTAACGCGGCCTTCTTAGCTCTTAATTCTTCTAGTGGCCAAAACTCAGGCCATAAGCTTCTTTCTTTTTCTGATCCTTCGTTTAATATGGCAGGGAACTCTACTACCTCCCACTCATCTACGCCTTCTTGCTTAATCATCTGGTTCACAATTTGACCAGTCAAGTCAAGCTTAGACCACCTTGTCATCACAACAATAATCGCACCGCCCGGCATAAGACGTTGTATTGGACCAGACTGAAACCACTCCCAAGCAGGGAGAAACACATCAGACCTTCCAAGCTTTGCATCCTGTTCTGAGTGTGGATCATCAATGATAAATAGATCAGCCCCGCGACCAGCGAGGGCACCACCCACACCAATAGCAAAATACTCTCCATTAAAATTTGTCCCCCATCGTGATGCGCTCTTTGAGTCGGCTTGTAGTTCTACTTGTGGAAAAACATCTTTATAAGCGTCACTACCCACGAGGTTACGCACACGACGCCCAAAGTTAACTGCCAGATCAGCTGTATGAGATGCCATAATGATTTTTTTATGTGGGTACTTACCAAGGAACCATGCCGGCGCAAGATATGAAATAAGCTCCGATTTACCGTGCCTAGGAGCAATGTTAACGATAACTCTTTTCTTAACGCCGTTAGCAATGTCCTCAAATATTTTCGCAAGTCTTCTATGATGATCTCCTATAATGTAGCCAGGGTATACATGCTGAATAAAGTCTAAAAAATGTTCAGCCCCTTGTGTTTTTACTGCCTGCTTCTTGTATACGCGTAGTGCATGTAATGCTTTAACTTTTTGCTCATCCGTTAGCTCTTCTAAGTTCTGCTCTAAAAACGCTATACCTTCAGGCGTTAACTTCTCTCCTGCCCTATTAATGACTGCCATCTTCTTTTACCACTTCAGCGTCAATCACTTCTTTTTCTTTAACTAAGCCTTTTTGTTTTAAATCAGCTAACATTGAAAGAAGTTCTTTCTCAACCTCTTCCATACTCTCTACCTTGTGAGTCACTTCTGTCTTCTTCTTAAAGACGTCTATCCCATCAACCTCGCCTAATGCTCGTAACGCTGTTGTCTTTTCTTTTGCATTCTCGGTGGACTCTATGACCTTAACTAAGTTATTAACGACGTATAACTTATAATCAGCTAGGTCTTTAACTAGCATACACTGCGTCTGCCCGACTAACCCAGCTAAAAACGCCATCGTCTCATTAGTATAGTTACCATACTCAGGTTTAAACATGGGATTCGTCATAATCTCTTTAGCTAGGGTTGTGGCTTCTTTTTGATCTTTCTCTGTAGGCTCGATTGGCTCGCCTTTTAGATCAGCCATAGTCTTAACTGTTTCAGCTCGGACATTAATCTCTTGTTCCATGCTCATTTCTGGCATAGCTTCTTTGGAATTCTTAGGGATAGGGACGCCTTCTTCGATGTTAGGCATCATAATAACGTGGTCAACGTCGTGTTCTGGGATAGAACCTTGATTTTGTTGGGTATTTTGGTCTTGCATGTGTCGCTGATTACACCTTATAAAATTATTTGCAGCTTATTTAAAGATTGTAACATGCTTTTCACAAAAAACAACTCGGATTGGGGTAAAATACTTATATGAAAGACTTATTTACACTCAGTATTGCTGGGATTTTACTTTGGTGGGTCGTTATGTGGCCTATACCTGGTCTTTCATCGTGAAAACTACGTTAACTAAAAAGAACCTAGAGATCCTGTACAACATGGCATGTCAGATGCCGCCCTTTAATACCCTTCCTATGCCTAAGTCAGACAAAGTTAAGTTCCGTGTTATTAAGAACCCTACTATATATGGTTGTTTTGACGAAGTGGACATGGCTATAGAAATAAGTTCTGGTTCTTGTGGTCACTTTATCACCATTTTTCAGACGCTTCTTCATGAAATGGTCCACTTAGCTCTCTATGTTCGGGGCGATGATGACTTTGATCAACACGGGGCTAAATTCATGCGTATTAAAGACGTCTACTCCGAGTTATACAACTTCGATCCTAAAGCAATCTAGTTTGTAAAGTCTTACTTTACCCCAACTTTCCACATTTTTTTGTAGAAATTTTTTACTATGTGCCTATTTTTTAAGCACGGGGTGGGTTTCTATATTTGACTTTTTTTCTGATCGTTTATATTGGGCTCAATGTAGGGAAAGATGCGGGACTCCTAACGTAGTTTGGGTTGGTGGGGGCGTAGTGGGTTCGCGTATAACCTAGTTCCTACCATGCGACCGCGTCGCGCCAAGTCCACCAAGTTAAAACCGCGTCCACGTCGCGCACGAAGTCCACCTAGTTCGAACCAAGTCCACCAAGTAAGAACCAAGTCCACCAAGTAAGAACCAAGTCCACGCGGTTCGA